ACAATTTTACCGTTTATCAGCCCATGAAGAGCATCCCTCGCTACAATAGCCAATTTTTTCTCGGTTTCTGTCGAACCTTTAATTTCAGCTGAATCTATTCCTCGCAATCTAACAGAAAATCTATATATAGGCAACGTAGAATTCGGTAACGTTGAAGCTATAGTAATTGTATCCCCGTCATAAACTTTTATAACTTTACCATATTCTATTGGGGGGACAAACTTTGTTGTATTTTTATAATCAACATCTAAAAGATGAGAATCGAATATTTCTTTGGCTGTGGTACCGTAATAGTTTTTTGGAAAACAGCAAAATACGTCCCGAGAATATTTAAACATATTAAAACAATTCATCCTCTGCAACAACAATAATAAAAAAAACATCATTGGATTCATTCAATTTTTTAAGTATATACTAAACGCAGTTTATTTCTCAAACATACTGTGTATTTTCTTAAATACATCCCCCGCGTCGATGCATGCAAAGCGTAAATGCTGTGCAGCCATGCGTTTATCAGAATTTTGCGAATAAGCCATCCTAATAGTGCTGTCAGCATTGTGTGGATGAAATTTCTTAAAACCACAATACGTAAGCACTTTCTCTTTAATGTAATATTTTTCATAAAGAATATATTCTAATACTTTTCCTATGGTATAGTCCTCATTTTCTAAAATAATATCAAAACAGAAATCCATGGTTGTTTCGCTATTGTTAATAGGAACACCGTCAGAATCTATCAATTGAATTAACGTTATCATTTTATCGTGCAATACCTTTGCTGATTTTTGCACTATTTCTTTGTTCTCGAATACTCCTATAGTTTGAATTATAAAATCGAAGCTATCGTTTACAAAATGACGTTGCGCATCAAGTAAGTAAAAGTTTTTCTTTTCAAAATCTATCTCATCTTCTGATAACTTTTCAGAAATTAGTTTACTGTTATGCTCATCCCAAATACTTTCTATCTTTTTCATGTCTGGTGTATTTCCATAAGAGCATTTAGAAACAACATTAAACATACTATTGTCCTTTGCTGTGTGAACCGAAAATTCAGCGGTTAACTTAATATGTTCCCCTGGAATATTGTCTGCGATTTTAGGACGAATCCTTGCAAAATCAATAAACATTTGGGTCTTAGGGTTAGGCGGGAAAATTCTGACTGTTTCGCTCTCTGTTAAATAGTTTCCATTAACTTTGTTGCGTATTCTAAAATGTTTTGTAGTAACAATAATCATCTCATCTGTTTCGTTTTTTATATCTAGATCCAAAACGTAAGCCCCTGGCAATATGGTCAAATCTTTTTCGTGTATGGGAATGCAACTTAATCGCTGTTTCAATATCTCGTTATGCAATCTCGTAGTGTTTGCGGCAATCTTGCATTGATTGTCGTTATAAGTTTCAGTATAGAAACATAGAGTTGGTATTTCAGACAGTATGGTTCTTCGAATAGCGTTCGCTAAACTAACGTTTATTCCTGAAATTGTAAACGTATAGACATCTCCTATTTCAGAAATATTCGAGATCTCAGGGTTCATTCTTTATAAAATAAGGACCTATTATTTTATATGTTTTAAAACAATAATGTTGAATCAATTTTTTACGGCAACAAAACTAACGAGGATGAATATGAATATGAGTTGAAGCATTATTAAGTTGTCGATTACTCTTAGGACCTGTGTTTAAATGGTTTACCCTATCACAATCATCGTCTGGATTGGTTTTGTATGGGTAAAATGAATCGTAATAATTAGGACCATAGTAAGGGCCATTATACGGACCATAGTAAGGACCATAGTAAGGGCCATTATACGGGTCGTAATATGGATTATAAAAAAATCCATCCTTAGTTGCCTTAACATCATTGCAATTGCTTATGTCTGTCATATGAGTTTTTGATATTTTTTCTTCATATAAAGTAGGATTTAACACACACGGCAAATAATTCATAGATAAATCATCGCAAGCTTTAAAATTACCAGAAGTATCTGAATGAATACAAGATAAAACAGTATCTGAGCTATCAAAAGCAACTATTTTAATATTGCTAATTACATTAAAACATAAATCATAATGAGACCTAATAAATCCATTTAAATGGTTTAAATTATTCTGCATTCCGTTTATTGTTTTGATTAAGTTGTCGCATTTTTGATTTAAGAAATAATTATCATAAGTTAATGTTTGGAATATTGTTTTTCGGGGATTGGGTGCAGGTTGCATTTAAATAGATAAAACTATTTATACGATACATTTACATAATACTATTCTAAATATTATTAGCGTTAATGCTTTGTAAAATAATATAGCAATTACTATTTTACAAATCTGAAGAGAATTATTGTTTGGAGAATAAAAACGCAGCAATTAATAAAAAGAACAAAACAAAAGGAAATAGCACCAAAATCCAAGAAACAGTTGAATATCCTGCCCTACATATTATATTTAATAACCATGTCCAAAAAAGTATATACAAAATCTTTATTATGAAAATAAGAGTTACACTAGAAGCTTCGCAGTTATAATTTCCCACGCAGTAAAAATAATCACCTCCTATGTTCTGAACAGCCATCACTATTAAAGCGATAATAGATAATGCTAAATAAACTACAGCTGGTGTGCACAAACTTTTTAACCCTACCAACGCCATTATATATAAATTATAGAAATTATGCTAAAGGAGTAATATTATTGCTAAATCCAATAGGTTGAACTGCCGCAGACGGATTGACTTGCGGATTTCCGTATAGAACGTTCACTGCAGTTTGCGCGCCATCCGCGTTTCCGAATGACATAAACGGACTTGTTGAAAACGCAGCACCCAACATTGAATATCCACCCTTCATTTTTTTTCTCCTTCCACCAACCTTAATATTAGGTAAATTTCTTGCGTTTTGCAATACGGATGGATCATTTGGATTATTCACTTCATTGTTTCTTGGATAATAGTAACTACTTGATAGTGATCCGTTAATATTGCTTCCACCAATCATTATTGGTTTTTTACTGCATCCACAATCACCCCCTTTGTACTTACGAACTGTTTTTCTGCTTCTCCGCCTTCTGCTTTTTCTAATTGTTTTTCTATTCTTCGCCATATATATTTTGTTGATAAAAAAATATATACATCAATACACGTTTTTAATATTATTCAATGTCTACGTGAGTTAGCATATGTCTCCTGCAACAAACATTATTCAAATTTAATTCGTCTAACACTTGACCCTCTGGCGTTTTATCCACATTGTTTTTTGTTAAATAAATGACCTTCTCTACGTCCAGATCTCTGGATAGCTTTATCCTACGAACTTCCTTTTGAAAGTAACGGTACTTATCAGCCAACACCATGCCACAAGTAAAACATTTAACTGGAATGATCATTATTCAGAAACAATTATATATTACTACTCCATAATCTTTTATATTATTTCAATTTTTTCCTACTAAAATGTTTTCTTATTATAAGAAGAATGTCTAAATATTTGATTGGTTTATTATTGGTTGTTTGTTTCACAATTTTAGCAATATACATAAACGCAACGCAACATTATAGAGAAAATTTAGCCAACGACAATACAATGTTTAAACCAGGGGATATAAATAATTGGGTTGATGTGCAATACCATGACGATCCTAGCACTTTAGAATCCAAAGACACCACAACTAATTATGTATTTGATAAACGTGTTGGTCATATAGTGGCAATGGAAACCCCAAAAGGGGTAGCTACTAGTGCTGTTTACTATAAACCAAATCAATATACTTATGGCGCAATGACTTACGTTCCCACATACGAAGACAGTATATACTTAAGCAAGAACGCCGGCTTCAATTACGCCGAAAAAAACACTTCTTCCACTCTAGGTGGACTCTGCAATTATTATAAAAACGACACTAATGGGTTAGAAAGTGCTTGTAACAATTTAGATCCCAATGTTTGTGCATCAACTACGTGTTGTGCTTTATTAGGAGGATCTAAATGCGTAAGTGGTGACGAAAAGGGTCCAACTATTAAAGCTAATTACGGAGACACTTCTCTTCAAAACCGAGATTATTTTTATTACAGAGGGAAATGTTACGGTAATTGTAAAGATCGATAATTAATCATTTTTCCATTACCTTATAACCCTTTGTTGTTTTTTTCCGAACTACTGTTTCCCTTTTAGTTTTGTCGGAATGAATATTATCATGACATATCTGACATAAATGTTCTAAATTGGCAGCGTGATTCTTATGAAACGACCCAATAAACCCGTTATCATCTGCTTCTTTTTGTTGTTGCAAATGATGAATCTCTTCTGCTTTATTTTCGCCACATCTTTCGCATAAAACCGATTTTACCTTTTTTGCATTATAAATCGTTGTCGGACTAGATAATGATCCTTTGTTTTCTGGATAGTATTTATTACGCAAAGAGTAAGCTAACTCTATAAATTCATCTTCCAAATAAAGCGATTTACATACTTCCAAACCATAGTTTCTTGGACCAGATCCGTCTCTTAACTTACGATCATATATTAACGCGTCAGATTCTCTATCGTACCGAACCGCCATATGCTTTACAGAAACCGTATCAAGAGACGTCACTTCTTCGTATCTAAGTATTTCGTGGAAATGCGTTGCGAAGATAAATGACGATTCTTTATCTTTAAGCTCCATTAATCCAGCGACAAAAATGCTAAGAGCCGATTCAGTTTCAGTTCCCGAACATAGTTCGTCTCCTAATATTAAGCTATTCTTATCAGCCATTTTTAAGATAATTCTTAACTCTGACATTTCTACAGCAAATGTGGATAACCCTTTAAAAATATTATCATTTCCTAATATTCTAGAATAAATTGCAGTGTAAGGTTTAAAAATAAACGTAGAACAAGGAACAAACAATCCTGCTTGCGCCATTATAATGGCTGAACCAATAGCTCTTATTAAACTAGTTTTACCAACAGCGTTGGTTCCATAAAGCAGGATACCTTTATTGTCTAGCCCTATTTTTACATCATTTGTCACATAAATTTCATTTTGTTGCAAATGCTCTATTAAACAATGTCTTATGTCAGTCATATTAGCATAAGAGTTTTCTGCGCTGTTGTCTATTTGTGGTCTACAATAATTATACTGTTTAGCCAAATACGCTTTGCATTGCAATACATCTATTTTAGATATGTATTTAGTTATTTTTTCTAACTCTTCTAGCCATTGTTCTTCTATGTCGTTTAGAATTTTTAAATACGCTTCAACGGTTAAAACATTTATTGTGTCTTTTAATTGCAATATTCTACGACATATCTGTGTGAGCTGCGGGGTTTCAATATCCATAGTTTGAGCAGAAGATCCTGCACTTTTAAACTTTATTTCTGATAAAACAATAACAACGCCATTAGCGAGATTTATGGAAGTTGTTCCGTCACCAATTAATTTATTTAGAATAGTTTGCATAGTTTTAGAACGTTTACTTGTTATTTGCAACCCTATCCCCATTTTTTCTGTCTCGTGTATTTTAACAAATTCCGTATCAAGCGATTTCTCATGTTTCTGCATTAAATTATTTAAATAACCTTTTATATCAATAAACGTCTCGTTGCATTTCATATATTCATCGTTAGCTTCATCTAGCTTGTCCGAAACGCCTTTCTTAATAATATTAATATCAAAATTACTCATCGAATTTACGCGCTGACAAGAATCAATTATTAACTTATCGTTTAAAAAGTTAGATATACTCGAACACATTTTATCCATCGATTTGCAAGAAGCGTTGTTCTCAATATCTTCCAAGAAATCGTCGCATAAATAATTGCAAATATCGGGCATTTCGTATAGAATTGTATTCATTTGGTTTACATAATCTACTGTTTTGAAAAGTTGTGCTATCGATGATGGATAAATCTTCTTAAGAACTATCTGACGCGATATTTTTTCTATATCTTTAATTTTTGTTAATACTTTTCTAAACGTTTCAACCATATAGTAGTTATCCGGTTCTAGTATCTTAGAAACAATATCGTACTCTTTAGTTAACCATCCTTCATCAAACGTTGGATTTGTTATTTGATATTGAAGTTTTCGTTTCCCAATAGAAGAACAACATTTATTTAAAAAAGTTAGTATGGAAGAGTACTGACCTTTCCCTCTATCTTCCACTGATCCTTCGTCTATAATATTTAATTGCAATAGAGTATGATTTGCCAAAACAACTCTATCTGTCGCGTTATTAAATAATGGAATTTCTATTTTCCGCACGAGATCGGGGTTATGTTCTCTTATAAAGTTCAAAAGATAACAAAATGATTGAGTAGCCATTATATTGTCATTAAATTCGCTACATATATCATAAGTTTCTTCGCTATAAAATTGCGTTAATATCTGCTTAATATATCTCTGATTCTCACAATTAACCAATACTTGATTTTTTATTTCACGAGTATCTACCTTATGAATAGAACGAGCAGTTATTCCCGAATACTGTATTATTTTTTGCAAATCATTATCGTCGAACGGAGAAATAATAATAACTTCACTTGGCGAATAAACAGAAACGTAACGCTCCAGTTCGTCAAATGTTGTGT